ATGAGCCAAAACACGTTCGACATTTTCGACGATACCGCCGGCCGGCACGTCGGGCAACAGGAAAAGGCCACCCGTCGGCTGATCGAGAGCCTTACCGAGCGTTCGGGCGGCGACCTTGACCCGTTCGCCACCACGCTATGCGCCAGCCTGTTGTCCTTGGCCCAGAACATCGACACACAGCGCAACGCCGGCAAGGAGATCAGCCGCAACATGAACACGTACCTGGACAACGTGCAGCGCCTTCAGGACATGTACCCGCCGGAACCGAAGGTGGACGAAGACGTGGCCGCCTACTTGGCCGAGGCGAAGGCATGACCAGGGAACCGCCGCTTATGCGAGCCGGAACGCGCCGCGACCCATCGCGCCGCACAGACGGCAACGTGGTGGCGCGCACTGCCGAACTGTTGGGCAAACCGTTGTTGCCTTGGCAACGGTACGTCGCGGACGTGGCCGGCGAACTGGACGACGCCACAGGCACGTACCGGTATGACACCATCGTGCTTACCACGCCCCGCCAGTGCGGCAAAAGCACGTTGATAGACACCGAGGACACGCGCAACGCCCAGCTTGGACGCGATAGGAAGATCTATTACCTTGCCCAGACCGGCAAGGACGCCGAACAGCATTTCAAGGAATACGTGAAGCAACTGAGGGACAGCCGGCTGGCACCGCTGGCCCTGAAGCCACGACTGAGCAACGGCGGCATGGAACAGCGGTTCGCCAACGGCAGCTTCATACGCCCTTTGGCCGTCACGAAGGTGGCCGGCCACGGCGTGCAGATGGACAAATTCACCCTGGACGAGGCTTTTAGCCTGACCGAAGAGGCCGGCTATATGATCTTGGACGGCTTGGGGCCGACCATGAACACCCGCTTAAGGTTCACCGGCGTGCAACCTCAAATGTGGATTACCTCGACCGAAGGCACGGCCGCTTCGACGTTCTTCAACACTCTGTTGGACGGCTTGCGCGCCGGCGACGTGCCCGAACGCACGGCGTGGTTCGACTTCGGCTTGCCCGACGACGAAGACCCCGAAGACCTCAAGGCCGTGGCACGATGGCACCCGGCCGCCGGCCTGTTGTGGGACTTGCGCCAGTTGGCCGACTTCCGCCAGCAGTTCGGGGACAACAAGGCCGGTTGGGCGCGAGCCTTCGCCAACCGGCGCGACGTGGGCATAGCCGAGCGCATCATATCGGCCGACCTGTGGAACGCCACCACATGCTGGCCGATAGCGCCCGGCGACTTGGCCGGCCGCCCCGTGGTGTTCGGTGCCGCCGTGGACGTTGACGCCACCCACACGGCGATTAGCGCCGGAATATTGGAACACGACGGCACCGTTAACGTGCAGTTGCTCAAGGTGCTGGACGGCACCGGCGCGGCACCCAATGAGATAACCAGGCTGTGCGCCACCTACGACGCGCCCCTGTGCATGGACTCGCGCGGACCGAACGGCGACTTGTGCGACCGGCTGAAGGCGTTGGCCGACATCAACGGCGACCCGGTTGTGCGTTTCGTGGACATGCAAGCCGGCGATTTTCTCAGCGTGGGCCAGGCGTTCGTGAGCGGCCTTGAGAACGGCACCGTGCGGCACGCGGCCGACACCGAGCTGGACGCCAGCGCGGCGAACAGCGCGCGCGCATGGAGCGGCGACGCTTGGCGCATATCACGGCGCGGCAGCACCGGCAAGACATCACCGCTCGAAAGCGCCATGCTTGCCGCGTGGGGCGTATCCCACCGGCCCGAACCCGAAGGGCCGTTGCAAATATTCTGACCATGTACGGCTGTGGCGGACTGTGGCAGGCAATGGCGCGCGCCACTCGCCACGGCCATGCGTGAGCGCGCATGATGTGTCGCATGAACGACTTCGGTTTTTTTCAGCGGCTACGCTTCGCCGGCAAGATCATCACGCGCGGCGTGGCCGCCGTGGACGACATGCCGGCCGAGATAATGCCGCCAAGCCGCACGGCCGCGTATGACCCGCTGCAACTGTCCACCGTGTTCCGTGGCGTCCAGGTGCTCCAGACCGCAATCGCCGGCTTGCCGTTGCACGAAATGCGCGGCGGCGTGAAACTCAACACGCTTACGTCCATCATCGACCGCCCGGACGCCAACCGAAGCCGCCGCGACTTCATAAGCGACATCGTGGCGTCGCTGTGCTTGGACGGCAACGCGTTCGTTCGCAAACTGCGCTATGACGGCGAAGTGGTGTCGTGCCAAGTCTTGCCGCCGTCTCTGGTGACCGTGCGCGACGATGGCCGCGACCCCGCCGCGCCGGTGCTTCGCTATTCGTATCTTGGCCGCGAGTACACGCCGGATGAAATCACACACCTGAAGTTCCTGAACGTTCCCGGCCGGTTGCGTGGCCTTGGCCCCATTTCGGCGGCGCGCGAAGAGGTGGAGGGCGCGAAGATGGCCCGCGACTACAAGGCCCGGTTCTACACCGATAGCAGCAACGTTAAGGGCTATCTGAAGAGCGACCAGAAGATCACGCCCGACAGCGCGAAACAGGCGAAGGACGATTGGGGCAAGGCCGGCAAGGCCGGAGACATCAAGGTGGTTGGCAGCAACCTAACCTATGTGCCCTTGGACATGAAGCCGGCCGACCTTCAGTTTTTGGAAACACAGAAGTTCGACACCACCCAGATCGCCCGCCTGTTGGGCATCCCGGCCAGCATCATGCTTGCCGCCGTGGACGGCAGCAACCTCACCTATTCCAACATCGAGCAATCGTGGATTGAGTTTGCGGACTACACGCTGGCCGCCTACACGGGCGAGATCGAGGAACTTCTAAGTTCTTTGCTACCGCGTGGCCGCGTTGTGCGCTTCGACTGGGATAGTTCGCGCCGCGCCGATATGGCCGACCGTTACAACGCCTACAAGACCGCCATCGGCTCCGGGTGGCTCACCGTGGACGACGTGCGCGACCGCGAGGGCTTGCCGCCGTTGACGCCCGAACAGGCGGCCCAGATTCAACAGATCGGAGGAACCACCAATGAGCAATGAGCACGACGAAAGGCTTATGGAGGCGCGCACGCTCAACGTCACCGGCCTACGCTTGCGTGACACCGGCGACACCGGCGACGGCATGACCTTGGAGGGCGTGGCCGTGCCCTTCAATCAGCGATATGCGCTGTTCAGTGATTACGCCGAGGTGATAGACCCCGATTGCGACTTCGGCACCCGCAAGACCGTGAAAGTGAGCCGCGAGCATGGCGACCTTATCGGCAAGCTGACCGACATGCGCCGCGAAGCGGACGGCTTGCACGTCGTGGCGAAGCTGGCCGACACCGAAAGCGGGCGCGAGGCCGCCGAACTGGTGCGTGAAGGCGTCTACGACGGCTTCAGCATCGGCTTCAGGCCGGTGGAAAACAGGGTTATCGACTCGGACGACGGCGTTACCGAAGTCCACCGTAGGGCAATCGACCTGTTCGAGGTGGCCGTTACCGGCATCCCCGCGTATCCGGCCGCCGAAATCACCGGCCAGCGTTCCCAGACCATCACAACCAACAACAACGACGAAGGAATGGAGGCACCCGTTATGGGCGACAACACCAACAACGAACAGCGCGATAACGCCATGAACGAACGCTTGGAGGCGTTCAGTGAGGAACTGCGCGGCATCAAGGCCACCGTGGCCGCCGGCATCCAGACCACCCCGCCGGCCGAGCTGGGCGGCGAGTTCCGCACCGCCGGCGACTATCTCAAGGCGCTGAGCGACGAACGCGACGCCAACCACGCGGCCGCCATCGACCTTATGCGCCAGACCCGCGACGCCATCGTTACCGGCGACACCGGCAACACCGTGGCATGGATTGCCGATGACTTGCGCCTGATCGAACAGCGCCGCAAGGTGACGAACATCCTCACCCGCGACACGCTGCCGGCCACCGGTATGAGCATGGAATACAACGTGGTCTCCGAGGACACCACGGCCGTGGACAAGCAGACCGCCGAGGGCGCGGCCCTGACCTTCGGCAAGGTGAAGTTCGGCACCAAGACCGCCGACATCAACACTTATGGCGGCTACACCACGCTTTCGCGCCAGACCATCGAGCGCAGCACCACCCCCATGCTCAACACGGCGCTGAAGGCCCTGAACAACGCCTACGCGAAGTCCACCGAAAACGCCGTGCGCACCTACCTGTACGACCTCATCAAGTCCCAGCGCGACGCGACCGACAACCCGAACAACATCACGGCTCCGGCCGCTTTGAACGACATGACGACAGACCAGTGGGCCGGCCTTATCCTTGACGCCGCCGAGGTGATGGACGATAGGAACGCGGCCATGACCCGTCTGGGCGTTTCCAAGGACGTGGCGCTGGCCCTTATCAAGCTCAAGGACTCGGGCAACCGGTTCATGGACATTTCCGGCAAGGGGTCGGATACCATCGGCGCTTTCGACGTCACCGGCGTGGTGGGCGACCTCATGCGCGTGCCGGTGTACTTGCTGCCGAAGGCCCCGACCGGCACCGCCGCGTTCATCGACCCGACCGCCGTCACCGTGTGGGAGAGCGGCGGCCCCACCCAGCTTTCCAACACCGACCCAGTGAACATCGTGGACAACTATTCGGTGTACGGGTACATGGCCGTGGCCGCGACCTTCACCGACGGCTTGTTGCCTGTCAAGTTCGCTGCCGCATGATGTGCCGCATGAACGACGAACAGTTGTTGGCCCAGCTTCGCGACGAAGTGGGCGTGCCAAGCGGTGACGATGAACGACTAACCGCGAAGCTGGCCGCCGCCAAGGCGTATGTGGCAAGCGCCGTGGGCGCGGCATCCATCAAGGACGAAGTGCTGGCCGATTGCATTGTGTCGTGCGCGGCGGATCTGTACAACAGCCGCGACGCCCGGCTGGGCGTCATGGACGTGGGCGATTCGACTGTGGAACCGTTCAGGATCTCCACCGACCCGCTCCGCTCGGTCTGGCCGAAACTCAAGGCGGCGGGCGTGAACACCGGCGGGCTGGTGATCGCATGAACATCCAGGAACAACGCGCCGCCCTCATGGACACGCTCGTCGACATGCTCGACGGGCTCGTGAGCAGTATCAGCATCGACGCCCAGCTGGTGCGCCCGGCCGCCGGCAAGGTGGCCGTGTTCATCGAACCGCCGGCCGTGGAATGGCCGTCATGGGGCCCGCCGGAACCGGTCTGGACGTTGGACGTCATCGCCGGCACGCCGGCCACGCAGACATCCGCAGTCGATGACATCCTCACAGCGCTCGACAGACTCGCCGAACGTGGCCTGAACATCCAAAAGGCCACGCCTGCGACATGGAACCTCGCAGGGGCCGGCACGCTCGCCGCCTACCAGGTCACGTTGAACGCTCTGGAAACCGAATAAGACAAGGAAAGGAAAACAATCATGGCTGGAAAGATCCGCACGCTCGGACCAGGCATCTTCAAAATCACCGACACCGAAAACGGCAGGGACTTCAGCGCCGACCTGACCAAGGCGCAATTGAACCCGTCGAACAGCAGCGACGACCCGACCACCTACCTCGACGGATCAGAGGAAACGAACACCACGACCACATGGACGTTCGAGGGCACCGTGGGCGACGACTTCAGCGAGGACGGTCTGGCCGTCTGGCTCTTCGACCACAAGGGCGAGACGCTGCCGGCCCAGTTCGTGCCGAACACGAAAGGCAAGATCCAGTGGACCTTCAACGTCACCATCGCGCCAATCGCCATCGGCGGCGACGTCAAATCGAAGAACACGAACGATCTGAGCTTCGCCGTCACGAACGTCGCCCACACGGCCTACTCGGGTAAGTGATGGCCGACAAGGCATTGATGGTCGTCGGCCAGAAACGCTTCGTGCAGACGATGCGCAAGGCCGGCGCGGACATGGACGACCTGAAGGAAGTGAACCGCGAGGCCGCGCAGATCGCACTGCCCGCCGTCCGCAACCTCGCTCCACGAGGCAAGACCGGCCGGCTGGCCGGCAGCCTGCGTGTCGGAGCGACGAAACGCGCCGGCGTCATCCGCGCCGGCCGCAAGGCCGTGCCATACGCAGGACCAATCAACTACGGGTGGCCGGCACACCGCATAAAACCTCGGCTCTTCGTCAACAACGGCGTCGCTTCCACCGAGGGCCAATGGCAAAAGGTCTACAAGGACTTCATCGACAAGACATTGAAACAAGTGAAAGGAAAATAATGGCAACCACGAGAATCACCTACACGGACGGGACCAGCGAACTCGTGCCGATCACGATGCGCGCGACATGCAAGGCCGAGGCGCACGCCATCGACGCGGGCTGGGGGCCCATCACCCAGTCACCCGTTCGTTCCGGCGCGTACGCGGCCTACGCGGCCCTACGCATGGCCGGCCGCAGCATGCCTGATTTCGAGCATTGGCTGGACACCGTAGCGTCCTTCGACCTTGCGGCAGCGAAGGAGGAGCCGGAAGAGGGAAACCCTACGGACTAGCCGCGTGGCCCCAAGCCTCGCTCGGCCGTCTCTCGTTCCTCCTGGCAAGCCGGTTCGGCGGCACGCCATGGCAGTGGAGGAACGAGGCCGACGAATTGGATTGGGGCACCGGACTGGCCGAACTGCTCAAGGAAGCGGAAGAAACACGGAAGGAGTGAACCATGGCGCACAGCGCGATCATGAGCGTGCGCATCACCGGCAACGCCGATGATGCCGTCAAGGCGTTCGAGAAGACCACCACGAAGGCGGCCGCTTTCGGCAGCGCCATCGGCGGATTGGCCGTCAAGGGCGTGACCGCGCTGTGGGACACCATCAAGGGCTTCGCCGGCGACGTGGTGAACATGTCGGACAGCACCGACAAGTTCATGAACACCATGAGCTTCGCCGGCATCGACACCGCCAACGTCGAAAAGGCAAGCAAGGCGGCGCGCGACTACGCGGACCGCACAGTGTATGACCTGTCCACCATCCAGAACACCACGGCGCAGCTCGCCGCGAACGGCATCAAGGACTACACCGGCCTTACAGAGGCCGCCGGCAACCTGAACGCCGTGGCCGGCGGCAACGCAGACACCTTCGGCTCCGTGGCCATGGTGCTCACCCAGACGGCCGGAGCGGGCAAGCTTACGACGGAGAACTGGAACCAGTTGGCCGACGCCATCCCTGGCGCATCCGGCAAACTCCAGGAAGCGATGCTCAAGAACGGCGCGTACACGGGCAACTTCCGCGACGCCATGGCGGACGGCCAGATCACCGCCGACGAGTTCAACCAGGCGCTCATGGACCTCGGCATGACCGACGTGGCGAAACAGGCCGCGACATCGACCAGCACCATCGAGGGAGCCATGGGCAACCTCGAAGCCGCCGTGACCGGCGGCCTGACCGACGCCTTCAACCAGTTCAAACCGGCCGTCACAGGCGGCATCAACGCGGCCGCGACGGCAGTCACAAACCTCGCGCAGACCGGCACGCAGGGATTGCAGACGTTCTTCGCACAGGTCAAGGACACCGGAGCGTTCGCCGCATTGCAGACGGCCGCGCAGTCGGCCGGCGGCGGCCTGCAATCATTGTGGACCGGCATCATGGCCGTCGTGAACGCGATGACCGGAGGACAGCCGGCCGGAACCTCGTTCGGCAACGTGCTCAACGCCGTCGCCTCGGCAGCGCAGACGGTCGGCGGCTGGCTGAAGACCGCCGGAAACTGGATCAGTCAGAATCTGGATCTTGTGACTCCTCTCGTGGCCGCGATCGGCGGAGCCGTCGCAGTCGTCACCGCCGTTACCACGGCCATGCAGCTGGCCGCGGCCGCGCAGGCGCTGCTCAACGCGGTCATGGCCGCGAACCCGATCATGCTGGTCATCACGCTCATCGCCGCGCTCGTGGCCGGACTCACCTACTTTTTCGCCTGCACCAACACCGGGCGGGCCATCTGGTCGAGCTTCACCAATTTCATCGCCGGATGCGTCTCGGGCATCCTCGGATGGTTCAGCGGCCTCGGCAGCTCCATCGGCGGGGCCTTCAACAACGCCGCGAACAGCGCGAAAAACACTTGGAACGGCGTCGTCTCATGGTTCCGTGGCATCCCGGGCACAATCGGCGGCTTCTTCTCCGGAGCCGGCACACTGCTCTACAACGCCGGCGCAAGCATCATCAGCGGATTCCTCAGAGGCCTCAAATCGATGTGGAGCAACGTGACCGGCTGGATCAGCGGCATCGGCGACTGGATCAAGGCCCACAAGGGCCCGATCAGCTACGACCGGAGGTTGCTCATCCCCGCCGGCCAGGCCATCATGACCGGTTTCGCCCAGGGCCTCAACACCGGGTTCGACAACAGTGTTGAAACCGCTATCAGCCGCGCCAACCGCAGACTCGCGGCCATGCCCCTCAACCTCTCCGCACAAGGCAACACGGCCACGCCAGCCGTGGTCAACACCTGGAACGTGGAGATCAACGGCGAGGTCATCGACAAGGACGGCACCGCCAAGGCCATCAAACGGCTCCTGGCCGACTACGACGCAAGGAGGTCATGATGCAGCAGTGCTTCATGTTCATCGACACCGGCAACGGCTGGACACCCGTCAACGACTCAGCCAAGGACATCGCAGCCCTCGACTCGTTCACCATCGACTGGGGAAGCGACAGCATCGACGAACAGCCCGAACCTGCCGTGATGTCATTCACCCTCCGCGACCGCACCGGAAGACTCGCCGGCCAGGCATTGACATTGGCCGGCATGAAGGTGATCGTGCAGTTCTCCGATCAACCCAGATGGCAAGATCTTCAGCCGTCGATGGGCGGCTGGGAAGATCTGCGTATCCCGATCGGCTCGCTGCACCGCGCCTACTCCCCCGACTCGCCGGAATCCACCGACTCGCCCGCCGAAACAATGTTCGCCGGCACCGTCTCCACCGGCGGCAGCATCGAACCGGCCACCGGCGGCGGGTGGCTGCTCAAACTCTCCGCCACATCGAGGATGTCCGTGTGGAAGCGCCTGCAATCCCAAGGACCGACAGACACGGCCGCGAAATGGGACGGCGCGCACTGGATAGGCACGCCATCCGCACGCCTCAAGGAGATGAACCGCAGGGCCTCGGAGCAGGGAGCGCCGGAAGCCCAACTGGACGGGCTCGCCCTGCCGTCAAGCGTCGCACCATGCACGCCATCCGACCATCCATCGCAGCTCGATCTGCTGCACCGGCTCACCGCCGGGCCACGACTCCCGCAATGGCATGAGGTCTACGACGGCGCGGCATCGACCATCAGACCGCTGTTCCTCGCCGACCCGATCGCCGTGCACCTGTCAAACGATGGCCGACTCAACGTCCTCACCGACGGAGAGACACGACACGCACTCTCAGCGGCCGACATCGAAGCATCGACGGATCTGAGCATCACCGAACCTTTGACACAGGTCGTCATCAACGCGAAACGCGTCAAATCGGACAACGGCAAGCTCTCTTTCGACGACGTGGAGATCACGATGGGAGCCCAGAACCGTCTGCCACCCCAATTGACCGCCATGCAGAAGAGCCTCACCATCGATTCCGACATGCTCGCCGTGGACGACTCGGGCGGCGTATGGAACAGCGGCGGCACCTCGAACGTCAGTGACACGGACCGCGCCAACATCGCGCAATGGCTCGAATCGCACGACCTGCGCATGGTGCCGGAGACAGTGACGTTCAACAGCACGCGAATCGACCCGGCACGACGGCCATGGCTGTACAAGGCAAGCCCATCCGGCCCGTTCATCATCGTCAAGGCCAAGGCGTCGGCCCTGACCGGCTCAGACGGCCGACCGGCCTTCACCGGCCCAATCACGACCATCGGCGGGACGCTCTCATACCGGTGGCGCGCGGGCAGGCCAATACTCACCCAGGCCGCGACGCTCACCGTGCTTCGACCGCTATTGACGAACCGCATCACATGGGCCGACCTGCCATCCACCCTCAGCTGGCAGCAGCTCGACCTGCACATCTGCGACCTTTCGATGATCCAGATCATAGACGCTTCAACCATCGATGGAAAGGAAGGAACACAATGACAGCGACGACACCCATCTACGGGCTCTCATATCCCGAAGGCTCCGACCTCGTATCAACCGCGCCGGACTCGTTCAAGTCCATGGCCGACACGTTCGAGCAGGCGCTTGACCAAGTGGACAGACGCAGCACTCCCAAAGGCGTCAAACCCGTCATCGCCACCACTCTCAACACGCTCGCCAATACCACAGGCGTCACCGGTCAGACCGGCTATGTCACCGCCGACGCCACCGCCGCGAACAACGGCGCGTATGTCTGGACCGGCTCGGCATGGGTCAAGCTCGTGACAGTGACCGACATGGCAGTGCCTGACCTGACATTCAGACACCCGGACTTCAGCATCGCCGCTTATCCCAGACGCGCCGGCAACCTCATCGTCTGCCCAATCAAAGTCATCCGCACTGGCGGCGACTGGAACATGGCGGCATGGGAGATGACTGGAATCTGCAAAATCCCCGCCGGTCTCCGACCCGGTGCAGGCATCGACATCAACGTTCTCGGTGTGGACAATCTTTCTACCACATCTCCGATGACCGGTTTCACCATCAATGAGGGTGAGATTTACTTCCGTGCCTTCAGAGGCTCGGTTGCCTATAAGAAGAACACATGGACCAGCGCCATTCTCGCATGGCGCATCGAACGTTAGGAGCAAGGAATTGGATACAGAAATCGCGGCGCTCTGCATCGTCGGCATCATGATCGTCATGGACTTCCTCACCGGCTTCGCCAAGGCCGTGAAGAACCACGACGTCAGCAGCGGGAAAATGAGGGATGGGCTCTGGCACAAGGTCTCTTTCGTCATGATCGTGGCCTTGGCCGAGATCCTGGAACATGGTCAGCGCGTCCTTGACATGGGCTTCTCCGTGCCGATCATCATTCCGACATGCGTTTACATCGTTCTGACAGAAGTGGCGAGTGTCATTGAGAATCTGTCGGAAATCAATCCGGAACTGCATGACAGCCCAATCCTCGCTCTCTTCCGCAGCAGCAAGGAAGGCGACTGATGGACGGGATCATCTGGAAGGGAAGCCCGAACCATTACACGGGCCGACAAGGCTACGGCGTCACGCACATCACGCTGCACATCATGGTTGGGTACCTCGCCGGCACCGATTCGACGTTCGCGAACCCATCGAGCCAGTCATCGGCACATTACGGCGTCGGCGCGACGGGCGAGATCCACCAATACGTCGCGGAGACGGACGGCAGCTATTCCGACGCGAACTATGCGTCGAACTGCTCGACCATCTCCATCGAGCACGAAGGCGGCATGGCTGACGGCGCGGTATGCACCCAGGCGTGCATCGACGCAAGCGCCCGATTGTGCGCCGACATCGCGCGCCGGTACGGGTGGAAAAAACTGTGGCACGACGGACTGAGGGGCAATGTTTGGTTGCACAGGGAGATCCCAGGCACCGATCACGCGGCTTGTCCGGACCTCGCGCCCAACGGCCTGCCGTTTCAGCAGGTCATCGATAAGGCAAACAACCTACTGGAAGGAAAAGAAATGGCACTGACAGATGAAGACGTCACGAAGATCTGGACCCACAAGCTGCCTAACGGCGCATGTGTCCGAGATTGCCTGTCACCGGCGATCCAGGACATCTTCGCCATGCACGACACGGGCCTGACCAATGGCGGGTGGCTGCATAAGCTGCCGAACGGCCGGCCGGCAAGGGACATCATCAGCGACGCCACCAGCGACGTGATTCGTATGCATGATACTTTGATCCCGCAGCTCACAGCGCAGATCACAGCGCTCTCAGCAGCCGTTGACGCAATGGCCAAGAGCCTCGGCGCTGACCCGGACCAGATCGCGGAAGCTGTCAAGAAGGCCGTTGCCGACAAGCTCGACAGCTTGCACATCACCATCAAGGCCGAGGATTAGACCGCGAGCCGGACGGCCGCCGTGGCTTCTCTCAGACGGCCGTCCGGCATCGCAACGTAATGCTCCGTGGTCTCAACCGACTCATGGCCTAGAAGTTCCGCGACCACGAACAGGTCGTGTGTGGCGGCGTAGGCCGTGGTGGCGAACCGGTGGCGCAACGTGTGCGCGGCGTACCCGTCCGGCAGCAGGCGGCTGATGTGGTCACCGATATAGGATTCCTCCACATGGCCGCCGAACCGGCCAGGGAACAGGTAGCCCCGCGCGTCCATGATGATGCCGACCAGATCATCCGGCAACGGCACTATGCGCTGCTTGTCGCCTTTGCCGCGCACGATCAATGACCGGCCGGCGTTGTCGGCCACCACGTCATCGCTGTGGACCCGTGCGATCTCGCCACGCCGCAGTCCGCACTCCGCACCGAGCCGGATCATGAGTCTTTCCGACGTCGTGGCCATCTCCATCGCCGCAGCGATGTAACGGTCCGGGCATGGTCTGGGATGCGCGTGCGGCTTCTTCACCCTTGGCACGTCCAGACTCGGATCATCCGACCGTCTGCCGCTTTTATGCAGCCATCGGAAAAACGACGATATGGTGTTCCTGTATGCTTTGCGCGTCTCCGGTTTCCATTGCTGCCGCGCAAAGACCTGCACGATCTGCTCCGTGGTCACGTCTTCGGGACCTGATGGCATGAGCAGCGCCGCGAGATGCACCATCTTGTATCGACGGCTTTTGATTGTCTGTGCTGATAGGCCGGCCGCCTTGAGGGTGTCAGTCCACCCTTCGATGCTTCTGCGCCATGGGACCGGTGCGCTGATCTTGTTTCTCAT